ATGCTAGTGCGTTCCTGTGGACCGAAGATCAAATAACAAAAGGTAGTTTACCTAGTGAACTAGATGATAGGAGTTATAATAAATGATAGCACCTATAGAAAAAGAGCAGATAAAAGCAGATGGATTTGATGAAGCTATCATAGGTCAAGAGTATAACGATGGAAGATATGTTTATTCTATTGAAGGAATCTTAGAGATACTTATGATTAGAGATGACATGACAATGGAAGATGCTATGGAGTTCTTTAGCTTTAACATTGCAGGAGCTTACGTAGGAGAAATGACACCACTTTATATATGGACTGGAGACACGCAATAATGGAAGATGAACTAATGCCAGCTATAAGCGAGGCTATGATTAAACGCTTAGAACAATTATACCCTGACAAATGTCCTGACTTGACGAACACAGAAAAAGATGTTTGGTTTAAGAGTGGTCAAGTATCTGTAATCAGATTTCTTAGGCAAACTTATAACGATCAAATACAAAACAACATTTTAACAAAAGACTAGATATGTGTATGTCCTCACCAAAGATGCCTGAACCTTTGCCTCCACCACCACCTCCACCACCTCCACCACCTCCTCCTGCAGCAACAGCTTCAACAGTAGGATCACCTAAGAAAAGAACGAGTACTTCAGGTGTAAGGAAAAAAGGAACAAAACGTTTGACTGTGTCACGTAGACCTACAATGAGTTTACAAGGTGGACAAGCAGGAATACAGATGCCATCTTAATCTACTACTATTACTATGAATAATTTAATTACTTTATTTAAAAAGACTTTACTAGACGGAGCAGAAAGTGCAGCACCTGGTAGTAGCATCTCATCTGAAAGAGCAAAAGGCTGGACCTTTGTAATAGCTGCAAATGGTGTTACTAACGGTGCAGTGGTAGACATTGAAGCTGAGATTGCAGGTATTTGGTTTGTAATACACAGGGAAACTGTAGAAGCTAACGGATCATTTATGATTAGAGATGACCACGGACATTACGAAAAGATTAGAGGTAACATAAGTACTTATCAAGATGGTACTTACAGTGTACACGCCAGAGGAACTACACACTCTTTGTAAAAACAAATGTCAATCACCTTTCCATCAGAACAGTTAAAACCTAGTTCACTAGAAGGTTTACCTAATCAATTCACAAGACCTAGCTTTGAAGAGCTGTACGGTTTTGATGCGATTACTGATGCACTGTTAACAGAAGCCAATCAGGTAATACTAACAGAAGCTAGAGAGATAATACAGTTTGACGAAGGGTCACCAGTACCACCTACAGCTAACATTTATACAAACGCTGATAGTACACTAAGTGTTGAAATAACAGGTAGCATTGCAGTGTTTACTTATGATGCAGTACCTAATGCGGATCGGTATGATTTGTTCTTAATTAGATTCAGCCCTCTTAAAAGATTGATATTTCAAACTCCAACACCTACTAGAACTTTTGATTTGTCTTCTCAGTTTTCTTCTGGAGATATTTTACGAGCTTCGTACAGGGCTAGAGATACAACAACACAATTATATGGTCCATTCAGTCTTCCTATTATAAACTTTACCTTCTAACCTTTGTTCTTAAATGGCTAATAAAAAAATATCCGAACTTGTACCGTTAAACGCGACACCTGACGCTAACGACATCTTACCCCTCAACGATACTTCACAAGGTACAACGTTTAGTGTAAAAGTATCTGAACTACAAGCAGCCACTCAATCACTAGCTTCTAACTTAACTGACATCTCTACCATTGCACAAGCAAACGGTACGATGATTGCATCTGATGGTACTAACTTTGTAAGTTTAGGGGCAATAGATTCTACAGGGTTAACACAAATCAGAGCAGACTTAGGACTAGGTACAGCAGCTACAACAGCAAGTGCAGATTACGCTACAGCAGCTCAAGGAGCTAAAGCAGATAGTGCTTTGCAAAGTGGGGAAGAAGCGGTACAATCAGTCGCTGGTAAGACAGGAACTGTCTCTCTTTTTAAAGCTGATATAAGTGAGCTAGTATTAGGTACTGCGGCACTGTTGGATGTAGGAGTATCTATAGGTAATGTAGTTCAGTTGTCTGCTAATAATACATTACCCATTTTAGATGGAAGTAACTTAACAGGTATTAGTTCAGCAGTCGAAGGTACAGCAGTACTCTCAACAGGCGAGGGAGGTGGTACTAAATTCCTTCGTGAAGATGGAGATGATAGTTGTTCGTGGCAACCTATTGTAGTGGGAGATGCAGAACTAAGAGGAACAACTAATCCACACATTGGAGCATTTCCAAATCAATCCTTCTTGGTAGTAGATAATCCGAGTAAGTCAGTGATGCTTGGGTCGGATGCTGACGGAAAGCTTTATATATTTAATTCGTCAGGAAAGACTGCAATCGCAACAGGTATTTCAGTGGTAGAAGATTCAACCGAGCCTGACATTGAAATGACAACTGCAACAGGGACTTACTCGCTCATAACTGGAGATAGCGATGCGAAAGACCCCAACGGTTTACCCATTCAGCAAGGCTTTAACGCACCTGACATTGGAGCATTTTCATCACCTTTATTAATCAGTGGAGGTTCAATCGCTTAACAACAAACTTAACTTAGAGACACACATATTATGGCAACAGTATACATATCACCAACAGGCGGTGCAGTAACGCAAGACGGATTAACTGCTGACACTTCATACGCTTATTCATCACTCAGTTCAGCCGAATCAGACGCTGGGCCTAACGGCATTATTTATTTTTTAGACGGCACTTACAACCAAGCTAGTACTTTGGCTTTAAAGGGGGCTGAAGGTTTAACTTACGAATCTCTAAACTTAGGAAAAGCAATTTTAAATAACTCAACCTCTAACGCTGGCCCTCTTCAACTAAAACTAGGTGACGATCTAAATCCAGGAACACCTAATAATATAAAAGCAAATAAATTTTTGATTAAGGGATTTGGGACTTATTCCACAAATGCCACAGACGAATTTAACGATTGTAAGTTTGTATGGTCTACTAGTTTAGCTCCGTCAGGTAGTACTGCATATGGATTTGGAAATACAGGCAAATATACGAATTGCAGTTTTTCACATCGGGTCACAGGGAGTTGTGCTAGATACTTTTCTTACGCTGCCCCTGTGTTTAAAAATTGCACTATAAGTATATTGGCAACGAGTGTTACAACTGCCGTGACTTGGACTGGTTTTGCAGTGCCAAACGGAGCGATTACAAACACAGCTTTTAAATGTGACGATAATACTGCCATAAATTCAAACTTAACTTTAGTAAATAGTGCTACAAATAGTAGCTTTTTTCAAATGGGTAGTGGCAATGCATCGGGAGGTACGAATTGTATTTTTACAGACCCACTATTCGTAGACCCAGCAAATGATGACCTTCGCCTTCGCCCATCCTCACCTTGCATCAACGCTGGAACAGCTAGCTAAGTAGTCATGGCACAGCAAAAGTTAGGACGGAAGGATTACTCCATCGCTGTTAAGACAGGGACGGAAGCTAATAAGACGAAGTTTAAAAAGGAGGCTACGCAAGGAGAATACTACTTTGCTACTGACACTAAAAAACTTTACCTAGCTGAGACTACTGCTGATGGCACTGCTGATGCAACCCTCGTGCAATTTAATCCCGCCAATACGGGTGTATGAATAAACTTCACCACAAAGACTTTAGTATCGCCTTTAAGACAGGCACAGATGCGAACAAGTCGAAGTTCAAGAAGGAGGCTGTACAAGGTGAAATGTATTTCGCTACGGACTCCAAGAACTTGTATGTGGCGGAGACTACTTCGGGTACGATTGATGCGACCTTGGCTCAGTTTATTGGTCCCGAAATATTCAATGTAACCACACGAGATACAGAAGCGAACATTTTAGCAAGCACACCTACCAATCCGAGCGGAGAAGTTAACATCGCATTCGGTACAGGTACGCACGACTTTTACATCTACGATGGTAGTGCTTGGTACATTTATAACAACGATTCTTAATAGCTATGCCAACAACAATTCCAACAATCACCTCATCCACTCGTCCAGGTAGTCCCTCGGCAGGAGATGCTTACTTTGAAACTGATACGAATAAATACATCATTTACGATGGTGCTAATTGGCGAGCTTACAATAGCGATGGTGCATCAATTCCTGGTGTAACTAACGGTTTCAGTGGTAGCTTTGACGGCACGGATGACTATATTGAAGTAGGGAACATAGATAATTTAAATTCAGGTACAAACTTTACAATTAGCGTGTGGTTTAATCGTCCAAGTGCTAGGCAAGATATGTTACTTGGAGGAGCAGGACCAGTAGCGACAGGGATTGGTATGTACCCTTGGACTTCGAGCCTCTTTTATGTTCACCTGGGTACAAATGGCTCTTTAACTGCAACTTTGCCTGGAGAGAATCAATGGATAAATGCGACCGTGACTTATGATAGTTCAGGAAGTTCAATATTGTACTTTAATGGGGTAGTAGCCGCTTCTCAATCCTCAAGTGCTGTATCCTCCACGGCTGGTAATACTTTCAGGATAGGAAACTTTGCGAATTACTCATCTCAATTTTTAGGTAACATCGATGAGGTTTCTATTTGGGATTCAACCACATTGGACGCTAATAATGTAGGACAAATATACAATGCTGGTACTCCCATTAATTTAGCAAGCAATGCTGGTAATTATACTCAGTCGAGCAATCTTACGCATTGGTACAGGCTTGGAGATAACGCAAGCGACACAGGTTCTGGGGGAGTGTCTAATGGTAATACTATTACAAATATTGAAAATGCCGCAAACCCTGGAACGAATGATGGAAGTACCATAAATGGTGATCCAATCTTCAGTACATCAGTACCTTCATAATATGAAAACATTTGTTATATTAAACACAGACGAATTAGGAATTGTAAACTTTGACCAAGTTGCAGAAATAAGTGCAGAATATTGCAGATACTCTGTAGACGGCACTAAAACATTCGTGAAGTACATAGGCGATCAACCATCCTTTCTAAGCGGTAAGACCGAGTACACACACTCCGAGATACTTACCATTCTAGCAACTGACGAGTGGACATCTGACGAACCTATCTAACCTATGCAAGAAACAGCCCAAGGCTTATACCACTCCTTAGAGAACCAAAGGTGGTCTTTCTTGGATAGAGGGAGAACCTCATCTGAGTTAACTATTCCTTATATCATGCCTCCCGATGGGCATAACTACGCTACTAAGTATTACACACCGTATCAAGGAGTAGGAGCTAGAGGAGTTAACAACTTAGCTTCTAAATTACTATTAGCTTTGTTACCACCTAACGCTCCGTTCTTTCGTCTTGTTATAGACAGGTATGAATTAGATAAAGCAAAGCAGGAGTTAGGACCAGAGGGAGGAGAGCAATTACGATCTGACTTAGAGAAAGCTTTAGCAGATGTAGAACGAAGTGTATCTCAAGAAGTAGAAGTCGAAGCATTTAGAGTAGGAGTATTTGAAGCGTTAAAGAATTTATTGGTAGCTGGAAATACTTTGTTATACTTACCTGACGAAGGTGGTATGAGGGTATTTCGATTAGATCGTTATGTAGTGAAGAGAGACCCAATGGGTAACGTAACACACATAGCTATCAAAGAAACTGTTGCTCCGATGATGCTTCCTGAGTCTGTAAGAGAAGAAGTCTATCGTCAAGAGAAAGAGAATAGCTGTGATCTATACACCTCTGTTATCAGAGAAGGTAATGAATTTATAGTACAACAAGATGTAAAGGGAATGGTCATTGAGGAGTCAAAGGGTAGATACCCTGTTGAAAAGTCTCCCTTTCTTCCTCTTCGTTATACAAGGATAGACGGTGAAGACTATGGACGTGGCTTTGTAGAGGAGTACATTGGTGATCTTAAATCACTAGAGTCACTAACAAAAGCGATAGTCGAAGGCAGTGCAGCAGCAGCTAAGGTTCTCTTCATGGTTAATCCTAACGGTACAACCAGGGCTAAGACTTTATCTGAATCTCCTAACGGTGCAATTGTACAAGGAAGTGATGGAGATGTATCTGTTTTACAACTTAACAAGTTCAATGACTTCCGTACTGCACAAGGAGTAATGAATGGAATCAGTGACAGACTGTCTCAAGCTTTCCTTCTTAACAGTGGAGTAGTCAGAGATGCAGAACGAGTAACAGCAGAGGAGATAAGAATGTTATCTCAGGAGTTAGAAGCTGCACTTGGTGGATTGTATTCTTTATTGTCACAAGAGTTTCAAATGCCTGTCGTTACTAGGTTAATGGCAAGGATGAGTAAAGAAGGAAGACTTCCTAAGTTACCTAAAGACATTGTTAAACCTACTATTGTTACTGGTGTTGAAGCACTAGGACGAGGTAATGACTTACAAAAGCTTGATCTATTCCTTGCAGGAGCTAATCAAATAGTAGGACCACAAGCAGTAGCACAGTATGTTAACGTATCAGATTACTTCAAGAGAAGAGCTACTGCGTTAGGTATTGAAACAGAAGGTTTAATCAAATCAGATGAAGAAATTCAACAAGCTATGCAGCAAGCCCAACAACAAGAGATGATGATGAAGTTGGGTACACCTGCCGTAGCACCTGCTATCAATGCTGCACAAGAGCAGTACATGGCTAGTCAACAACAACAACCACAAGAAGAGTAAAGAGAGATATGGCTGAATTACACCGAGTAGAGATAAATGAGAAAGCACCACAGGAGATTGACCCCGAATCAGAAGAAGCTGTTGAAGCAGTACCTGAAGAACAGACGGAAGATAATAGACCTGAGTGGTTACCAGAAAAGTTTAAAAGTCCTGAAGATATGGCTAATGCCTATAGTGAACTTGAAAAGAAAATGGGAGCAGGGGTTGAACAGGAGGAAGAATCTGAAGTACAAGAAGAAACCGATGACACTCAAGAGGAAGACTTGGATAGTAACAATATTGTTGTGGAAGCTTCTAAAGAGTTCTTTCAAAATGATGGTAAGCTAT